TTTAAAAACCATTCTTTAATACAAAAAGATTTACTAAAATTATTAAGTCAATCAAAAGATTCTTCATTGTACAATGATAAAGATTCCTTTAACGATAGATTTAAAAAAACAGATTGGCCTGATGCTGGATGCTTTGATAGACCATGGGTTACAAAAATATTTCCTTACCTTCAATTTAATTTAAACGAATTCGCAAAGTATCTAGGATATAAAGAGGTAATGTTAAATAAAATTTGGTACCAACAATATGAAAATAATAATATTCATAATTGGCATATTCACGGAGATAACTTTTCAGGTGTTTATTATTTAAGTATGCCCAAAAAAAACAAAACTGCATTTACTCAATTTATCTATCCAGATAATCTTGAAAAAAGTTTTTTAATAGAAGCTGAAGAAGGAGATTTAATTTTTTTTCCATCTTTTCTTATACATAGAGCACCTGCTTTACAAGCAAGTACAGATAAGATTATAATATCATGGAATTTAAATGCAAATTCTATACAAGATAAATTTACCAATGATAGAGAAAAAGTAGAAATATTAAAATGCCAATAGGAAGAGCACAAATATCCAAACAAGTTGAAGGTAAACTAAGAGGTGCGCGAGATGAAAAAAAGAAAAAACAACGTGTCATCGCGAAATTACGTAGCAAAAAGTCTAAGGTCTTCAAAGTTTAGTCAAAAAGTGATACAATCCAAGAAATTGTATAACCGTAAAAAGGATTTAAATGGCGACTTCAGGGACAACTAGTTTTAACCTTAATATTGATGAAATAATTGATGAGGGCTATGAGAGATGTGGTTTAACCACAAATGCAGGTTATGATTTAAGATCTGCAAGAAGAAGTCTTGATTTACTTTTTGCAGAATGGGGAAATAGAGGTATTCATCTTTGGAAAGTAGCATTGAACGAAAACGCTCTTGTTTCTGGTCAAGCTGAATACAGTGTAGCAAGTGATGTAAGTGATGTTTTAGAAGCTTTTGTCTCTTCTACTGCTGCAGCTTCAAATAACGCAAATACTCAAGATGTATCTTTAACAAAAATTGATAGATCAACTTATGCAGCGTTGCCTAATAAATTAGCAACAGGACAACCCTCTCAATACTATGTTGAGAGATTAACAACACCTAAAATATATTTATACCAAGCTCCAGATTTAAACACTTACACAACATTAAAATACTATGTCATAAAAAGAATTGAAGATGCTGGTGCTTACACTAATGATGCTGATGTTGCTTACAGATTTTTACCATGCATGTGTGCAGGATTAGCGTACTACTTAGCTATGAAAAAAGCTCCACAATTTGTACAACAAAATAAATTAATTTATGAGGATGAATTAAAACGAGCGTTAGATGAAGATGGTCAAAGAACATCAACATTTATCACTCCACAATCTTTTTATCCTCAAGGAGTATAACTATGCCAAAATTTGCAACAGGTAAATCATCAAAGGCAATATCTGATAGATCTGGAATGGAATTTCCTTATACAGAAATGGTAAAAGAATGGAATGGTTCATTAGTTCATTATTCTGAGTTTGAACCTAAGCACCCTCAAATTCGAAGAAGAAGAACTGTAGCGGATGCTATTGCATTACAAAACCCAAGAGTTTTAAGATTTCAACAACCAACTCAAGAATTTATTAATGATCCTACAAATGATAATACAATTTCTGATAGTGGTGGAGCTTCAGTAGGAGTAGCAAATTTAACATTACCTGGAGATTTTGCTTTTAAAACTCAAGACTTTACGATTACTAGAAACGGAGTAACTTCTATTTTACATAGTATGATTCCTGAAGATCCTTCTTTACAAAATAGAAGGAGAAAGTTAGATGCATTAGTAGGTCAAGTGGAGGTTAGTATAACATAATGGCAGTCACATTTGCAAATTTTTTAACTCAGGTAAGAAACTACACAGAAGTAGATTCAAATGTTTTATCTGACACTATAATTCAGGATTTCATTAGATCGGTAGAATTAGATATCGCTGGTAAAGTTGATTATGATGATTTAAGAAAATACGCTACTTCATCATTTACCGCTGGCAATAGATATGTATCTATACCCGCAGATTCTTTGATACTAAGATCAGCTCAAGTGATAGACGGTAGTACAAGAGTATTTTTAGAAAAAAGAGACACTAGTTTTATTTCTGAATATAATAGCACTGGTGCACAAGGAACTCCAAAATATTATGCTAATTGGGATGATTTTACAATTTTGGTTGCTCCAGTTCCGTCTACTGCTTTAACAATTCAAATAAATTATATTAAAGATCCACCGCAATTTACATCTACAAATAACACTTTCTTGTCTACTTACCAAGAATCAATGTTGTTACATGGTGTGCTAACTGAGGCTTTTAGATATTTAAAAGGCCCGCAGGATATGTACAAGCTGTATGAAAGCAAGTATAATGAAGAGGTACAGAATTTTGCTCTCCAACAAATGGGGAGAAGAAGACGTGCGGAATATGATGATGGGGTACCTAGAATTAAAATACCTTCACCATCACCAAATACGTAATTTTAAAGGAGAACAATTATGGCAATAACAACTAACGCAATCTGCAATTCTTTCAAAAAGCAATTGTTGGCAGGTGAGCACGATTTTGATAGCTCAAGTGGTGATACATTTAAATTAGCAATGTATACTAACTCTGCAACATTGGGTGCATCAACTACTAATTACGATACATCAAACGAAGTATCATCCCCTTCAGGTTATTCTGCAGGTGGTAAAGCTTTAGTAAACCAAGGCGTAAAAGTTTCGTCTGGTGTAGCAATTACTGATTTTGCTGACTTATCTTTTACAGGTGTGACTCTAACAGCTAGAGGTGCTTTGATTTACAACACAACTACTGACGGTGGTTCAAATACTACTGAAGCAGTTGCTGTATTAGATTTTGGCGGAGACAAGACTGCAACTTCTGGAACATTTACAATCCAGTTTCCTGCATTCACAACATCTGCTGCAATTTTAAGAATTGCGTAATAAATAGGAGTTAAAATGGCTTTGGTAGTAAACGATAGGGTAAAGGAAACCTCTACCACAACTGGTACAGGTACATTTGATTTAGCAGGAGCGGTATCTGGTTTTGAATCGTTCGTTGCAGGTATTGGAAATTCTAATACAACTTATTATGCTATCGTTAACGAAAACGGTGAGTTTGAAGTTGGTCTTGGAACTGTAACCGATGCAGCTACAGACACTTTATCTAGAGATACAATTATCTCTTCATCTAATAGTGACTCTGCTGTAAACTTTAGTGCAGGAACAAAAGATGTGTTCTGTACTTTACCTGCTTCCAAAGCTGTTATCCTAGACGCAAGTGGAAATATTGTTGCAAACAATGGAAGCGCATTAACTAATTTAAATGCTTCTAACTTAGCAAGCGGCACAGTTCCAAATGCAAGATTAGACGCACAGTTACAAGACGTTGCAGGTTTAGCTGTTACAGATGGTGGTTTTATTGTTGGTGATGGATCTAACTTTGTTTTAGAAACAGGATCAACGGCAAGAACTTCTTTAGGATTAGGAACAGCCGCTGTTTTAGACACAGGTATATCAAATACAAACGTTCCTAAATTTACATCTGGTGTAGCAGACAATGATTTTTTACGTGTAGATGGAACAGACATTGAAGGACGTTCTGCAAGTGAAGTTCTTTCAGACATCGGTGGTCAAGCTGCTTTAACTTTTGGTATAGCAAATACAAACGCAGTTAAAATAGATAGTGCTGATGTAGCTGATGATGAGTATGCTCGTTTTACTGCAAACGGTTTAGAGGGTAGAACTTTTGCTGAAGTTAGATCAGATTTAAGTTTAGTTGCTTCTGCAACGACTGACACAACGAACGCGAGTAATATTAGTTCTGGTACTTTAGCAAATGCTAGACTTGATGCACAATTACAAGATATTGCGGGACTAGCAACAACATCAGGAAAAATTATTCAAGGGGATGGATCTAACTTTACTCTTTCAGCATACACATTACCAACCTCAGACGGATCAGCTAACCAAGTTTTAACGACTGATGGATCAGGAGCAGTTACTTTTCAAACCCCAACTACTGGAGATATTACAGGTGTTACAGCAGGTTCTGGTTTAACAGGCGGAGGAACTTCAGGTACTGTTACATTAAACGTTGGAGCCGGAAACTTAATTGATGTTCAAGCTGATCAAATAGATGTTGATCTATCAGAACTTACAACTTCAACATCAAATGGAGATGGTGATTTTTTTGTTGTAGTAGATTCTGCTAATGCACAGAAAAAATTAACTAAAGGAAATATAGATATTTCAGGATTTAATAATGATGCAGGTTACACAACTAACACAGGAGACATCACTAACGTATCTGCTGGTAATGGTTTAACTGGTGGTGGTGCATCTGGCTCAGTTAGTTTAGCTGTAGGAGCTGGAACTGGTATTGATGTTACCGCTGATGAAGTTGCTGTAGATGTATCAGACTTTATGACCAATGGTTCTAACAACAGAATTGTAACTGCGACTGGCACAGATGGCATGAACGCAGAAGCTAATTTGACTTACAGTGGTACTGAATTTCAATGTAGTGTAGGGACAAATTTAAATTTAGGTATTATACAACTTTCACATACTACTGCATCTGACGATGGTGTTGGTATCACTATGAGTAGAACCTCAAGTGATGCTGATCTAGCTGCTATTGGTGTTTTAGAAGTTGATGAATTAAGTTTGATGAGTAGAGAAGGTATGAACTTTTTTACTGGCGGGTCAAGTAATTATACGGAAACTGTTATACGTGCTAGAATTGACAGTAGTGGCCATTTTGTTCCAGGAGCTAATGATACATATGATTTAGGTGAATCAGGAAATGTTTGGAGAAACGTATACACAGGAGACTTACATTTATCTAACGAAGCAAAAGAAGAAGGTAATGCTGTTGATGGTACAAAAGGTAATTGGACAATCCAAGAGGGTGCTGAACACCTATATATTTTAAATAATAAGTCTGGTAAAAAATACAGATTTAAGTTAGAAGAGATGTAATGATATTTAATTTTGCAAACAAACATTACGATAGTGAAAAATTATCTGATCAAGGTAAAGTGTATTTATCAAAACTTCAAAATATTGTGACTAAAAAAAATCAATTAAGTTTAGAATTTACTGATTGTGAAGTTTTACAAAAACATTACTCTGATCTATTAAGCAAAGAACTTCCAGAAGAAGAAAAAGATACGGAGAAAGAACAACAAAAAGGAGCTTAATCCATGGCTCTTGGTGTATCGGCATATTCTGAAGCCGCCTTTTCAGCAGAACCTAATGATATTATTGTTCACCCTACAGGTATTGCTCTTACTTCAACTATGGGAGAAGAGTCAAATGTTGCTGATGCAAATGTTTCAGTAACAGGTATTCAAGCTACATTTACAAACGCAGGTGCTGTAGCTGGATCTTCTGTATCATTTTCTGTAACAGGATCTGAATTAACAACCTCTATTGGAGAAGAAGCAATTGACATTGGAGTTACTGTAACTGGACAAGAATTATCAATATCTAACTTAACATTTACACAAGATACACTGACAGCTTTTGGACAAGCACCTTTTGCAACACAAAGTCCAAGTCAATTTAAAATCCCAAGTGTTACAATTGAAGCTACAACAGGAGCAGGACAACTTCCAAGCTTCTTACTACAATCCTCTCTTGGAACTTT